CAGTTGCACCGCTAATAGTTACCTCAACACCACTTGCTAAATTATGATCCGAGCTTGTCACGGCGGTTACAACATAGCCAGCTCTACTTAAAGAAGTTATATTTACAGTATTACTAGCTATAGTAGAATCTATTTGCGTTGTATATTCTAAACCTGTCGTCGTTTGAATAGCCGTGCCATTAGGAATAGTAGTTCCTGCCGTTCCTGTAAAAGTTACTAAACCACTTGCCGTAGTAGCAACTTTTTGTGTGACTCCAAAAGTAGCAGCCCAATCTAAAATTATGTCTTCATCTTCCGTGGAATATGGAAATAAATCTTCTTGTAATGTTTGTATAGCGTCAAAGTTAGCACTTATGCCACCAGCTAGGGCATTTAATAAGCCTCTAATTAGACTATTTCTTAAATTAGGATCAATATGCTTGGTTGTGTCAGAAACACCTGTATTTACTGTTTGTATTAAATCAGTAATTAATCTTGATTGTATTTCGCTAAGCGTTGGTTTTTCTATAGTCATTATTTTAATTAAATGTATTTAAAAATATTTGATAATATTTGCTATTTTGCTCATTCAAAGGCTTTAAAGCTATATCAATAGTAATATTATTATTATTATTTATTGTGGCGTTTACGGTTATATCATCAACTATTTCATCATCAATTAACCATTGTAAGCCGTCTGTTCTAATAGTATCTTCTAATAAACTAATATTTGCTTCCGTAACTTTTACTTGCTCGCTAAACTTCCAAGCTAAACTTCCCACTTGATAATCAATATCATCATTTGCAAGGTCTGTAAAATGTCCTTGCCTATATTGAGGTACTTTGACTTGATCTACACTAGCTCTTTGCTTATAAAATATAGACATTAATAAGGCAGTTTCTAAATTATCTACTAATTCAAAATCTCCATTTTCAAAGCTAATATCATATAAACCAGAACTATCTTGCGTAAGCTTTAAATCTATTGCCATATTTTTATTTATTATTTATTATAATAATAAAATTATTTTTTAAAAATGGAAGTAATAAAAGGTTATCTTATAAAAACCATTGAAAATGGGGCTTATGCTCAAGTAGAAATAGTAACTGGAAAAATCATTCCCAATGTTTTAATGTTATATCCTTACGGCTACGCTTCCAACATGCAAAGTAATGATAACGCTGGCAGCATGGTTTTAGTAATACTACCCAACGGAAGCAGCACCAATGCTATAGGCTTTCCCTATAATCCATTGTTACAACCTAATAATTTGGAGCCTACCGAAGTTATAATTGGTAATTTAACAAGAGGTTGTAATAAAATCACCTTTAAAGCTAATGGTGATATCGAGGTGGATTGCCAAAATAATGTAAATATCAATGGTTCAACTATAAATCTAGGTGACGCTAATTCACTTGTTTTAAATCAAAATGCTAATTTATCTGTTACTATTCCAAGTGGTTCAAGTGCTGGCACTTATGCAGTAGATATAAATGCTGCTGGACAAACTAAAGTTAATGCTTAATTAATTCTTTACATCATAATATAAATATCTTAATATATTTTTATAACTTAATTTTAATAAAATGATTAATGATAGATTAGATATTAACACTAATATAATATATGCTGAAAACATATTATCTAAAAAAGATAGTAAAGTAATTGGTCATATACATTTAATGCTTTATGATAATAAACCACAATCTATACCTCATTTAGAATATGAAATAAAAGACATAGAATATCATAATAAAAAAATTATGAGCAAGCTATTACCTAGCTTTTTAAAAAAATGTAAAAAAAGAGGTAACACGCAAATTATAGCTTTAACTTATGGAGATAATATAGCTAGTATAAAACTATTAGAAAAAAATAACTTTGTAAGATTTAGGCAAAGTGGCAAATTATATACTTATATAACTGATTTAAACCATAAAAAAGCTAAAATTGAGAAAACAGTTAATAAATTTTTTAAGTTATAAAATTACTAGCTATTTCATTTTTAACTAAGCTTAAAGGGTTATTTGTAAAGCAACCTTTATTTATTAAAGTCAAATCTGTTGTTGTTCCTTCTAATGATTTATTATAAGTAACTCCTGCAATTAAATATTGACCATCTAAATTACATTTATCATCTGTTACATTAACTAAAGTATTAACTTTATATAAACTACCCAACAAATCTTCATCTCTATAATTTACAACCGTACAATTATATCTTAGTCCTTTAGCTCTTCTAACATTAATTTGCCAATTAACAGCCTTTTTCAATATTTCAGTTTTACTTGCTTCTTGTGGTAATATTATCAACCTTCTAGGGCTTCTTATCGCATCATCTGCGCCTATAGCGTTTTGATTAACGCCAATTTTATCATGAGTTATATTATCACTTGCCGCATACATTTCTATATATCTATATCTATCGATTGTATTTAAACTAATGCTGGCTTTTTTAATATTATTTAGATTACTTCCTTTAATACTTATTAAATCAGTATTAATGGTGTTGCTACCCTCTCTTGTGACTACTATATTTCCTTTATTATCTGTGGTAATTAATATTTGTGCTTTTTTTGCATATCTATCTAAAAAGGAAAATATACTTTCACCTAATTCTACACTTACAGTCTCACCATCTTCCAAAGTGTCGTCAATATCACTACTAGACTTGCTAACAGTAATATTATTATATCCATTATCAATTAAGACTTTTTCTATTAATCTGGTAATGGTTTTAATATCCTTATAACTATTAGGTTTGGCACTACTATCTATTAAATCGCTTGCTTTATCTCTTCCAGCTACCATAATCATATGAGAGCTACTATCATAATTAATATCTAAAGTTTCAACATAACCAGTAAAAACCAAATCTTTATCAATATATAATTTAATTTCATCTTGTAGCTTTATAGGTGATAAAGATTTTCTAGTATCGTCTGTATTTTCCTTAGCTACTAATGTAGCTGTAAAAGAGGAGGCAAAAGCTTCTAATGATTTATTTATACTTATATCAGTAAATCCAGTATATCTAATACCGTTTATTTCAAAAAAAATATTATTCGCCATAACTTAATATTTTAATAGTTCCACTTACTTTGCTAGTGTCTTTTATTTTGTTTAATCTTCTTATAATTTCAAGATTATCTAAATTACCGTAAAAATCGTAAACTATACTGGCTAAATTATTAGATTGCGTTTTATATTCTATAATTCTAGGTAAAGATAGTAATAAATCATTTAAATAATCATTAACAGCGGTTCTTGCATTTAATAATAAATTATATGTAGTTCTATCTAAATCTTGTGATAAATTATTAAAAGAATTTTCTAATATTTCTTTTATATTATTTAATTGGTCTAAATCTGTATAATCTATTAAACTTGCTTGTTCATAACAACTTGCCAAAGCAGATACACTAACATAATTATTTAATAACTCTTGATTAGCTCTAATATCTATAGAAGTAGCAGAATTTCCAACAGGTGATATTTCTGAGGCAGCACTAAAAGGCGTTAAGTTTTTATTTACATTAAATATGTCTAAAGCATTATCAAAAGCCCCTTCTATATTGTCAAAAGCTGTTCTTAATTTACTTGCCAAATTACTAGGCGCTTGCACTAAAGCCCCTGCTGTATTTGTTATTTCATTAATAGCCGTAACTGCTGCGCTTATTCCATCTGCTGAGCCTTCTATTAATGCTGTAGCTCTTTTCATTTGTCTACTAACTTTTTTTACTGCTGTAGTTGCACTATTAAGCTTTTCTAAATTCTTCTGCACTGATTTAAAGCTTTTGCCCAAAAAGCTATCTTCATTATTTTTTATATCATCAACAAATTTAGCAATCTTTCCCAGGTTTCCTTTTTTCTTAACTGGAAATTTATTTCTACTAGCTTTTTCAAAGAGTATGCTAATCCTAACAATACCAAGCTCTCTTATGCTGTCATTTATACTATAATTTTTAACAACAACATTTTGTTTTTTATATATAGGGTGTATTAAAGTTCCAGCTCCTTCCTTATCTAACTCTTTAATAAACTTTGTTAAGTTATTGTTATTAGTAGTTATATCTATTAAGGCATTAACATTGTAAATCTTTTGAAGCTTGCCTAAGTCTTCGACATTTCTCGTGTTTGAATCTGGAAATTCATGAGTTACAGTTTTTCTACCGCCATTTATATTGCTATCTTGATAATGAAATTCTTCATCTCTAAATTGTGCTTGTGGATATTTTGCCACATTTACTATTGTCATAATGCACCGCCTATTGTGTTAAGCCCTACATTTAAGCCACTATTTTTATTACTAGTCATTATACTAGACATGCCTTCTGGAGCGTTTCTGAAATTAACATCTAATTGACCATTAAAAATATTTTTCACTGTATTTGAATTAATATCTTTATTAACTATATTTTGCATATCATTTTTAACAGGATTAAAACTACTTTTAATTAAATTAATCATTTTATCATTAAAAGATTCACTATTAAAACCTAATGCTTTATGCCTCATTGCTTTTTTTTCATTAAATGATAATCCTTTTTCCGCTTGCTTTTCTTTATCTCTTGTTCTAAGAAATTGACTATATTGTGTCATAAATTTAGTGGCTTTTTCTAAAGGTAAAAATGCAGTTATAGTTTCACCAATACTTGCAGCAGCACTTTTAGTTGCTCCTATAAATTTAGCCCATTTATCTGCTGTTGTGTCTATTTGCATGCCGTAAGCATCTAACATTCCAGTTCCGTTTTTAAAATCTGTATTTATATTTTTGACAGTGTTATTTAATAGTTTTAATTGTTCATCACCTAATGCAGAAATAGCTGTAAATGCCTCTTGTGCTGGTATTAATTTTGCAAGCGTATCTGTACCATAGATTTTACTTACCTCAGTTAATTTTTTTAAGATGTTCGTGAAGCCTTCCGCTTTAATACTAGCAGCACCAAAAGGCACGCCCAAAGATTTAAAATATTTTTCACTTTCTTGTGAGGGTTTTATTAATGCAGCAATAGCACCCTTTAAACCTGTAACTGCCGTTGATGTTGAAATACCACTAGTTGTAAGAGCCGAAATAGTTGCTAGAGTTTCCTCTAAGCTAATTCCAGCTATTTTAGCGTTAGAAGCCACATTACCAATATTTGACGCTAAATCCGCAACTGTAGTTTTACCAGCTTTTTGAGCAGAAAATAAAGCGTTGGCAGCAAATTTAGCACTTGTAGTTTCTTTTCCATAAGCATTGACTAGAGAAGTTATACCATCAATTGCAATTCCTAAATCCGTAACTCCAGCTTTCGCTAAAATTTGCCCTTCCTTAAAAGCGCTTATAGTGGAGGTGGACATGCCCGAAGCTGACACATTATCAAATAATGCTTTATTTACATCTAAAATACTAAAGCCAGCTTGCACTGCTGAGTGTTGCATTTTTAGTAAATCTTGTGAGAATTTATCTAAATCACTTTTATCTAATAGGGTTTTAACATTTACTAAACCCTTTTCCATACTTGCAAAAGCAACTACAGAAGCACTAGCACCAGCAGTTGCAGCAACCGACCCAACCTTAAAAGCTTTCACTGCCTTTCCACTTAAATCAACCCTTTTCTCAAACTTCTTAAACCCAGAACTCATTTTGCTTGTGGATTTAGTAACCTTTGCTTCTGCTCTTTTTAAATTACTTGATATTTTTAGTAACTTTGGTGATATATTATCTTTTAAATGTATTAAAAAGGAAGTATCAAAAGCCATTATCTCGTTTTTGTTGTGATTTTAATATATTAATTAAGTGTTGCTTAATTCGCAAGACTTTTGTATAGGGCTGCGCCTCTAGCCAGTCTATATTAATTCCACCGTTGTAATGATAGGATATATCGAAAACAATATCTTCTAGCTTTTTATCAAAGTCTATTAAGTCCAATATTGAGTAAAAAAAATTTGTATATAAGTAGCCGCAAGCAACTCATAATCTTTGAATGAAAGTTTACTATCTATATCACTAGCTTGTAATATCTGAGTTGCAGACTCATCAATAAATAAAACATTGTTATATTGTACAAAATTATAGAACATTTTATAAAACTCCTCAATATCTTCACCACCAAAATTTAAAATGGTAATAATTTCTTTTACTGGTATTAACTCGCTTTCTTGCTCTTTGCTTTCTTGCTCATCTGATATTACTTGATCTTGTGTGTTTTGCTTTTCTTGTTTACTGCTAGCTATAGAAAGAAAATGATTAAAAGAGCTTAAAAAACTTTGTCTTAACTTTAAACTTGCCCTCATTTGTATTTGTGAAGGAGCTTTTAAGTATATAATATCTTGATCAATAAATTGATTTTCCCCATCAATAACACTTTGTACTTTTATAGGAGAGCTTAAAGTAAATTTACAAATATCTTTAGTTGTCATGAAATTATAATAATGTTTATAATATAATATACATTATTAACTTATTAGCAACTAAATTATACCGCTGGATTACCCATAAATACATAATCAACTACTTCTAAATCTTCCCTTTCTGGTATTACTTCCATAAAGCAGCCAGAAAAATTTTGATCTCTAAAAGTAATTACATTATTATCATCATTATTATAAAACTCATTAAAAGTCTTGTTTGTTTCTGGTGTTACTCTAATAGGGATAGTTATTTTACACATCTTAGTGCTAATATCCTCAACCACTATTAAGCTTCCATTTACCTGTGGATATGGAGTTCTAGTTGCTGCGCCTGGTTCAATTCTTATATTTCCTTCATAAGAAATAACTTTAGTATTTACAGTTAATGCTCCTTGTTTTAATGACATTTTTTTACCTATTATTCAAAAGTTGGCGTGAAATTAATAATAATATTTCTTACTTGTGTTACTATATTAGCTATACTTTCAGCTGTGATTGTTCCTGTGCTTAATGTAATATCTACACTTTCTAAAGAATCTCTAAAAGCCGCTCTGTCTGCTTCACTAGATCTTAATAATACATATGAATTATCACCATTATAACCTGATAAAGTAGCATAATAACCCATCATTAACGCAATAAAGCCCTCCTTATTAATCATAGGCCTTCCAGCTATTAACTCGCCAGTTGTCAAAATATGCTGGCTTAAATCAGCTTTTATATTATTAAAAAAGTATTCTCTTACTAAAGATAGAGTGTCAACAGAATTTAAATATTTATAAGTAGTGTCAACCGCTCCTAAAGTATTTGTTTTATAAGTAGTAACCGCTTCATTACAAATCAACACTGTATTAGCTGGATTATTTCTTAATACAATAACTCCCGCATTTTCTAATTCAGTAACTTCCGCATCTGTAAAATCATGACCAGTTTCTATAGTAGGCAAATTAATAAATGGTGTATTGTGATAAGGAATAGCACCAAAAAAAGAGCCTCCTATATTTTGACCATTAGTTACTATTGAGCTAATGTTAGATCCATTAGTTAATCTATTTTCTAAAGCTGCAAATATAGCTGCTATAACTAAAGGGCTTTCAAAGATAGCACCGCCTACATGACCTGATTCAGAAATTTTAGCATTACTCATATAACCCGAAGTTTTTTGATTATAAGAAGCTGCATTAGCCACTATATTTGCATGAGTATCAATTTCACAAGTAATACCAACGCCATCTAATATTTTATTGTCTACATTAAATCTGGACTCAGTTTCAGTAGTTAAAGTGCTTACGCCCCATTCATGAGGGTAAACTATTCTTGTGTATCTAACACCATCTATTACATCAAATAAACCAGTTAAACTAGGATCAGTAGCTCCGCCACTAAAAGCAGTTAAAGTTGTTGTAATACCAGTAACCGTACCAACTACTTTAATGCCTATAGTATTTCCTTGAGTTCCAGCATTTACTGCTGTTAAAGTTACTGTACCAGTAGAATTAGAGGCAGTTACAACCGCATCTAAATCAGCGGTTATTGCAGCCGCTAATGCAGCGCCTATAGTAGTTGCAGTATCACCACTGGCTATAGTTAAAGAATATTTTCTATTAAAGCTATCTACATAAATAATAATAGAACCTGCCACTGTTGCAGTACCTGAAAAAGCAACGCTTCCAGTTGCAGCAACACCTGAACCGTTATCAGATAAAGCTATGACATCTACTGTTGGCTTAATTCTACTAACTGATAATTCTTTTATTAATGCTCTACCTGCCTTAGCTATTTGAGAAGTTCTACCAAATTTATCGTTAAAATCTGCATCACTTAACAAGCCTTCATTTAAAGCTCCGCTAGTAGCTGTTCCACTAACCATTTGACCAATTAATAATATTTTTCGATCACCAACCGTTGCAGCAGTCTGCGCTGAGTTTAAGTTAGCAGTCATATAAGGAAATGAAGAACCCATTATTTACCTTTTTT